GTCCGTTGAATCTGTAGAGTCTTCGGGATTTGCGTTAGGGTCTGTGAGTGGATCTAGGCCAAATCCACCGCCGCCCGCAAAGTCTTCTGGCAATGCTCCTACTTGTGAGCCAATGACAAACACGTCCCATTCTTCAATAGGCTCATAACCAACGGCTTCTCGTTTTTCATTTTGGGTTAGGAAGTTAGATGTTTGTAGAGATGTGTATCGCTGCTCCCGCTTCCATTGCAGGATTTCGATATCGTCTTTGTCGTAATCAAGATAAAGATTTTCGCCAAAAATAGGGCTAAGCCAGCGATTTATTGCACCCATTGCGCCATCCATGATTGGCAGCACCGTCTCTTCGTAAAAAGACAGCCTTGCTTCCTTGTAATTATTGAATGTTTTCTGGCCTAGCCCTAAAAGTTCTGGAGGAATACCGAATGCCAAACAAATATCCGTCGCAGAAATTTCTTTTCCTTTTGTATAATCCACATCACGCGGAGTTAGCGACATTTGTTGCCAAGTGATTCCACCTTCTAAAAGCATAGGCCTGCCCGCATTCTTAATGCTTGCATATCGCTCATCTATAGCATTTTGCAAATCCTGAAACTGCTCCTCTGTGAGAGTTCCGCCAGGGTTTGCATCAGTCGTTTGAACTTGTAATACTCCACTAGGATTTGCAGAGTTTTGAAGCAAGGATAAGTTCCATCTTTGACCAGCTAGGTTTTGATCTAAAGAAAGCATCGCTGCTTCAAGTGGGCTCATCCCATACCAGTCATTAATTGGATTAAATGTTTTCCAATGCATGATATCTGATCGCATGTTTACAATATCTACTGGCCAGGTCACCGAATCTTGACCAGAGGAAAATGTATAGGCTTGTGGATATCCTTTTTGACCAGGAATGATTTTCATCTTGTCGGGTCTAACATTCCATATTTCAAGTGGAGTTGGCGAATTGGTACCGCCTCGATTAGCTTCGACGTAAGAATTGCCATCAAGGCAGTAAAATGCCACTAGGTTTTCGACAAAGTCTGACATTGAAGTCATGGGGTTGGGCTTATTCCAAAGATCGAGCATTGGGTGTTTTAAAAGCTCTTTTGGCTTTTTAGGATTCTTTTTGTCGTATAGGGTGAATGACATTCCTCGCGCGGCACCTGCGATCATGTTTATGGACCTAAAGACGATGACTGATTTCCCATATCCTGATTTAGCAAAGCTTTCGTAGTTGGCGGGGGTTGAGATGGGTCTACCGATTTGTTGAATTGAGGATACGGTTCGCGCAAGAGATTCTTTTCTTCTAAAGATATCTAGAAAACCCATTCTATAAGCTCCTAATTCTGGGGCGGAATGTTTGACGTTTTGAAAAATATTTGACCATCATTGATGTAGTATCAACCATGTCGTCGTGAGCACCTTTCGGAAAACGTTCATGCTCCGAAATAAAAGCTTCAATTAAATCGTATGGAATCCCACTCTCATCATCACTCATTATTTTAAAATTTGGCAAGTGACATTTTCCAGCCTCCACCATCGGAGTCGCTGCCGTCGCGCGAACTTCCTTGTCACCTTTTGGCTCGAATGGAATTACTGGAATTTGATGTTCTGTAAGTCGTTGCAGATATTGAATTAAGGACTGTCCGGCAGACTTGTCTTCAATAACAACGGCGTCTGGTTTTAAAATTTGCCATTTTGCCACAGCTATTGCCTCAAGTTGAGGAGCCTCGACCTTTCCTCGCCAAAGGTCTATGAGATAAAACCCAGACTCACATCTTGCCCATGTCGCACATACAGTCCAATCGTTAGTAATACCTGGTTTTTGAGCGCAATCCCAAAACTGCACCGTCTCTAAAATTGTTGATGGCGCATCATACTTCTTCCACCAAGATCTTCTAAATAAGCCTCCACTTGCGGGCCTTGGGTCTTGTTGAAGTTGAGCGTGTGATTGTCCCAGACCATTTGAATCAAGATCTGCCGCTAATTGTTTAATGGCTTGTGAATCAAAGCGTTCGGGCCATAAAAGTTCGCCCGCCTTTTTTCTTGGATCGTTTATTGGCAAAGGTGATATGGATTTAAGCTTTGTATCAGGATCATATTTAGCCTGAAAAATAAGATGTGCTCTTTTCTCTGGCCGTTCTTTTTTATTATTAATATGCCCGACTAAATCATTCTCATGAAGCCTTTGCATGATGATTATTTTGCAATGAGCGTTCTGATTATTTGCACGAGTGGACCATGCAATATCCCACCAGAGGTTGGCGGTTTCTCTTGCGATACTAGATGAGGCGTCAATAGCGTTGAGAGGATCGTCGACTATTCCAAAATCATATCCAGATCCAGTCACGGAACCACCAACTGATGTAGAAAATCTAAATCCTGCTTTTGTATTTTCAAATCTGAGCTTTTGGTTTTGATCAGATCTAAGCGCCCAGCTTGGCCTGAATAATAATCTATATAAATCGGATTCAATAATGGTGCGCATTTTTATTCCATCACGAATAGAGTTCGATGCCGAATAGCTTGCCGACATAAATTGTCTCGATGCCCATTCATCATGAGCCCAAACCCATGCTGGAAACATAACATTTACGAGAATGGATTTCATATGCCGTGGTGGCCAATTAATAATAAGCTCTTGAAATTCAAATCTAGCTGCGGCTTCTAAATGAGCGCATGCACATCTTATGTGCCATCCATCGACAAAAGGCTGACCGGGCTCAATGAGATGCCAAAATGTTTCTGTGAATGTATACAATGATCGTAAAGATTCTCGCCTTAAGAGTTCACGCCTTACTTGAATTTGTTTGATCAATGTCTGCCGAACAATCCGCCGCAAGCTTTTTTACCTCTCTCGTTTTCTTGAGAATATTCATGATTTTTTGATTTTCTAAATAAAGCTGCTCATCGGTCATTTTCTCGAAAGGATCTTTAAGCGCATGCGTGTTGTCAACCTTATCAGTCTGGCCAAGCAATTGTTTTCCAAGCCAAATTAACATTGAGGTATTACCATTCATCGCGCATTCATATTGCTTTCTCTTAAGTGACATTTTGCCCTGCTCTTGGCCTTTTTTAATGGTAGCCGCAAAACGACGCTTTAGCGTCGACTCATCGCAATCAAGAACGGCGGCCATCTCGGACATTGTGCAATTTATCAGAGCGAGTTTTAACACTTGGTTTTCATCGATATTTTTTTTAGGTCTTGCCATTGATCAACTCTGCTTTCTTGCCAGTGTATTTTTCCCACCGGGCTATGATTACATCTACGTAATGTGGATCTATCTCCATCATAAGACATTTGCGATTGGTCTTTTCACAGGCAATTAATGTCGAACCTGAACCACCGAAGAGGTCGAGGACTGCTACTGCCTCATCATATTTTTCTAGGCACCATTCAGCCAAGGCCACTGGTTTTTGCGTTGGATGAACGCGTCTTTCGCCATGTTCAGATCCTTTTATCAAACCTTTCCAAAGGTGGCGAAATATCCTAATCGAACTTCGACCGTCCTGCACCCAGGCCAATTCTGCATCTGAGTTGTTGTCTACTTGCTTGTCCTCAAGACGCTTGTCCCATACGAGCCAATTATTTGTCTGAGGTAAGGAATGGCAGTAATAGTTAGCGCCGAACCAAACCTGGATCGGGATCTCAAGTGATTGACATAAATTGAAAGCATCGACTGCGTAAGAAATTGAATCGTCTTTGAATGATTTTAGCTTGTTTCCTTGGGTTATACCACCGCGACCAGAGCGATCCCCTTCTTCTTTGATCCCATAAGGCGGATCAGTAAAAACCATATCCGCCTTCTCGCCATCCATCAGCTTCTCGACCGCATCAATCGAAGTCGAATCCCCACACATGAGCCTATGTCTTCCAAGTTGATATATATCCCCAAGCTTAGCATTAGGCTCAACCTTCTCAGGCACTTCGTCTTCATCGCACTGAGGCTCAAGTTTTTCAGATGGATCTAAAACGAAATCTTTAATTCCCAAAAGATCTATATCAAAATCTGGTCCAAGATTTATTACGTCCACGTTTATTCCTGATAAATCTAATTCGGCCCAACTTGCAATTGCATTATCAGATTGAATATCTGCATATTCTTGTTCCTCTGAATCATAGTCTTGATA